ATTGACAAACAAGACACTGCTGTAGGAGCAGAGGGTCGTTGGGTTGATTCTGATAATGTAAGATTTAGATATGGATTACCAGAAAAAGTAGGTGGTTGGCAGTCATTATTATCTGATTCTATTGTTGGAGTTGCTAGAAAACAACACGCTTTTGTAGATACTGAGGGTAATAGATACGTTGCACTTGGTACTGATAAATTTTTATTGTTATATTTTGAAGGTCAACTTTTTGATATTACTCCTTTTAGATGTAATAATGCAGGAGTTGTAGATAGTCTTACTAGCTCAACATTAGCCACAAACAGTACATCAGTTAAAACCTGTACAATTACAACAAGCACAGATCACGATCTATCTGTAGGAGATATTATAGAACTATCATCAGTTACTCTGCCAAGTGGTACAGGATTAAATGCAAGTGACTTTGAAAATAAATTATTTCAAGTATTAACTGTTCCAACTCCTACAACATTTACAATTAATTCTTTAAATCAAGCATCTGCAGTCATATCAACAGGTGGTAGTATGACTGTTAAAGTTTATCAACCTGTAGGTCCTGCAGCACAAACTTATGGTTATGGTTTTGGTATTGGAAACTATGGTGGTACAATTACTGGTGCTTTGACAACAACTCTTAACGGAGCGTTGCTCGCGGA